TTACATCCGTGGTATGTGTAACATCATACCTTTGGTCAAGCCAAATGCTTGGGCTGCTTCTTACTGTGCCGACCGTTACAAGGACGCTATTCAGCACATTAATCATAAGCAGGATGCAGCTTGAAATCTACAGGTATAAACATAGGCAGTGTCAACCTCAAGGGCAAGAAAATTAAACGTCTTCGCTGTGGATGTTGCACTGCCTATGATCTTCGCGAAGAAGAACTTGAAAAAGTACACAAGAAAGAAATCGAAGAATACTCGACTGAAGAATGAAGCTGACCGTTAAGTTTTACTAAATACTATAGAAGCGGAGGTTTCTATGGTGGTATACACGGTCTACAAAATAACAAATAAGCTAAACGAAAAATACTATATCGGTGTTCATAAAACAACTAACCCAAACGATGCCTATATGGGTAGTGGAATAGCGATAAAGAATGCGATACGAAAATATGGCAAAGAAAATTTCGAGAAAGAAATTCTTCTAATATCAGAAGATAAACAGACAGCGTATGATTTAGAAAAACAACTTACTGTCGATTTTGATAAATCAAACACATATAACATGAAAAGAGGCGGAGTTGGTGGATTTGAAGTAGAATCTGCTAAACTTGGTTACCAAAAAATGGTAGAAAAGGTTCCTCCTAATGTAGCTGGCAAAATATCTTTTAATAAAAAAGTAGGCATGTTTGCAAGGTCTGAAGAAGAATTTCTCAAAGACAGTAGAAAAGGCGGTCTTGCAAACAGAGGCAAACCTAAATCTGAAGAATTCAAACAGAAACTTAGGGAAGTCTGGAAACTTAAGAAGCAAGCGATGGCAAATGGGGAGCCTAGCAGCTCATAACTGCTTGCCGTAATGGCCGAGAAAGTTCGATTCTTTCCGCTTGCACCAACTAAGAAAGGGATAGTAATGTCAAAATTATTATTCTCATTGCTTGCAGTAGGATTCATGTTATTTAATGTTCCTACTGCTGATGCCGGTAAAGTAAAGGCATCGTGGTACGATTGCGCAAAACCCGGAGAATGCAGTAGGAACAAAATCACCGCCAATGGCGAAAGATTTAATCCTAATGCTCTCACCGCCGCCCATAGGACTCTGCCGTTTGGCACTAAAGTAAGAGTCACTTATAAGGGTAGGTCTGTAATAGTTCGGATCAATGACCGTGGACCCTTCGTTAAAGGTAGGTCGCTTGATCTTTCTAGAGCTGCAGCTAGAAAAATCGGTTGTAAGGGTGTATGCGTAGTTACAATGAAAGTATTGTAAAGCGTAATAAGTAGTAGGGGGAAACTCCTACTACTTTTTTTAGGGGAAAAAAATGATTACAAAAGAAGAAAAACCAACAATCCCCTCAATTGAAGATCATCACTATTATCTCTTCAACGAGGACTTCAATCCTAAATCTACTGGTGATCTAATCAAGTTTATTATTGAGAGAAACTTAGTTATTAAAGATAGACCGAAGATGATGAAGCTGATAATCAACTCTCCTGGAGGAGAAGTTAGTTCAGCCTTCGCACTAATTGACACTATCAAAGGTTCTAAGATACCTATATATACTTATGGACTTGGAGAAATTGCCAGCTGCGGGTTGTTAACTTTTATCGCAGGTGAAAAAGGCAAAAGGTTTATCACCAGAAACACAGCAATTTTATCACATCAATTCAGCTGGGGATCTTGGGGCAAAGAACATGAGCTTATGGCTCGTGTTAAAGAGTTTAATAACACACAAGAAAGAATCCTTGAACACTATAAGAGGTGTACAGGATTAACTGAAAAGCAAATTAAAACATACTTGCTTCCACCAGAAGATGTTTGGCTCACAGCCAAGGAAGCAGTTAAGTATGGCATAGCAGATGAGATAGTTGACTTTTATTGATTGGAGAATATAATGGGAATTATAAGATTAAGTGATGAAGAAGTTTTTAGCACAGACTCTCAGGAGTACGATATCCTTTATAATGCAGCTAAAAACATCAAGGGCGTTCCTGGTGCGGTAGTAGAAATTGGTTCTCGACGTGGTGGTTCAGCAAAGATTATTATTGATGGTTTAGTTGAAATTGGTGACTCAAATCGACCGATGTTCTGTATTGATCCTTATGGTAACATTGAATTGGGTATCACAAACATCAACGCCTCTATTCATTACCCTGGCAAGTATGAATTAACTGGCGATCCTATGTCTAAGGAAGAAAACATTAAATCTAAATTTGATTACACTAATGAGATGCGTAATCGTATTATTCCTTCACTCTATTATTATGCATATCAGCGCGGCTTAAACTTTACTTTTTTCTGTCTTGAGGATACTGAGTTTTTCAATCGATACGCCGACGGAGTTCCGGTGTACGACGAAGAAAAAAAGCTTGTTAATGAATATGCTTTTGTATTTTTCGATGGACCCCATACAAACAAAGCACTACAAGAAGAAATTGACTTTTTCCTTCCGCGTTCACCGATTGGTGCAACTTGGGTGTTTGATGATATTTGGATGTACGACCATGACAAGTTTGAAAAGATAATGTTCGATCAAGGATTTCAAATCCTTGAGAAGCGTGAAATTAAGGCGAGTTATTTTAAGTCTAAATAAAACACTTGACTTAAATTGTAAATTTAGCTATAATAGTTGGAATTATTATGAATATTATTATCTATACTAAAGAAAATTGTTCTTACTGTATTAATTCAAAATTACTCTTAACAAGTAAGGGTATGTCATATACAGAATACAAACTTGGAGAAGATTTTACTAGGGAAACTCTTTTAGAAATGTTTCCTGATGCAAAAACTTTTCCAATCATAGTTTTAGACGGGTTTAATATCGGAGGCTATGTACAGCTTAAAGAAAAACTCGAGTTTAAATCTGGTGATAATAGAAAATTTTTAACTGAAGGATAATCATTATGGCTTATGAAAGAAATTTAGTTCTTAACGATTTGAGAAATTTTGTTGTTGAAGTAACTTTTACTAAAACTGATGGCACAAATAGAACTATGAGATGTTCTCTTGATCCTAAGTTTTTACCAGAAAGTTATAAACAAGATCAGGAAAAAGAAATAGAATTTCATCAAGAAAATCCGAACGTTATAACTGCCTGGGATGTACAAAAAGGCGGGTGGCGTTCGTTTAGAATAGATTCTGTACAATATCTACAGATTATCGACGGCGGATATTAAACGCCGATATCGTCAACAACTAGCAGGAGTTTTAATGGAATGGAATACTGGGGATATCACCTAATTCTCGATTGCGCTGGACTAGACCCTAAGTCTATTAGAAGCGAAAAGAATATCTACAATTTTGCCAAGCAGCTTGTCAAGGATATTGACATGGTTGCTTATGGTGAGCCACAGATCGTTAAGTTCGGTCATAGTGGTAAGGAAGGGTATACATTAGTTCAGCTTATTGAGACCAGTAATATCTGCGTCCATTTCGTTGAAGAAGATAACAGTGCTTACTTCGACATTTTTTCGTGCAAAACTTATGACAATGATGTTGTTATTGGGTTGGTCAAGGAATATTTTGGAGCTAAGAGCGTTCGTCAAACTTATCTGACTCGTCAGGCATAATATGTACAAAGTTGTTGGTTTCACTTGCAGCACATTCGATTTATTTCATGCTGGTCACGTGGCTATGCTTGCTGAGTGTAAACAACACTGCGATTATCTAAAGGTAGGACTTCAGGTCGATCCCTCAAAAGATCGACCTGAAAAAAATATGCCCGTTCAATCTGTATATGAAAGATATATACAGTTGAGCGGATGCAAGTATGTGGACGAAATTATCCCTTATGAAACTGAAGCCGACCTCAAAAACCTTTTAGGCATCGAACGAATTGATGTTAGATTTGTCGGTAAAGAATATGAAGGAACCGTTCTTACAGGCGAAAATATTTGCATAGATAAAGGTATTAAAATACATTATAATACTAGACTACATACATATAGTTCTAGTGAATTGAGGAGAAGATTGAAATGAGTTTTAGCGATCAATTTTTCGAAGAAGTTGTAAATATAGCATCGCAAATTAATAAGAACACAATTGAAAAGATTGTTACAGAATTAAATATTCTTAGAGAAAAAAATGGTCGTGTATTTGTTATTGGCGTAGGTGGTTCCGCTGGTAATGCTTCCCACATGGTCAATGACCTACGTAAGCTATGTAACATTGAAGCTTATTGTCCAACTGACAACGTGCCTGAGTTGACTGCTCGTACAAATGATGAAGGGTTTCATACTGTATTTGACAGATACCTTGCTGTCAGCAACTTTGGCGAAAACGATGCTATCTTTGTTTTGTCAGTTGGTGGTGGTGATAAGGAAAAGAATGTTTCTGTTGGTATCATTAATGCTGCTCAATTTGCTAAGGCAAACAGAGGGCAGGTGTTTGGTATTGTTGGTAAGAAGGATGGTTACATTGCTAAGAATGCGGATCTTTGCGTAGTTGTGCCTAATGTTGAACCTAAACGAATTACTCCTCATAGCGAAGCATTTCAAGCTGTTGTTTGGCATTGTATCGTTTCAAATCCTAAATTACAAGAAAACTCTACTAAATGGTAAAAATTTGTTTCATTGATAGAGACGGTGTAATTAATAAGTTAATTCCTCGTGATGGTATAACTGCTTGTGCGCCATGGACATTAGAACAGTTTGAATACCTACCTAAGGTTCAAGAAGCTTTTTATAATATTAAGAATAAAGGTTATATTATAATCATAGCAACCAATCAGCCAGATGTTAAAGATGGCTATATGACTTGGGATAACCTACACGCAATTCACAATAAGATCAGATCAGATTTTGAGATTGATGAATTGTATATGGCTCATACTAGAGGTGAGCCAGATTATAAACCCAATCCTGGTATGTTGATAAGAGGCTTGGAATATTACAATGCTGATCCTGCGCATTGTTATTTTATTGGTGATAGTGATAAAGATATAATTGCCGGTAACAGGGCTGGCATAAATACAATATGGATAAACAATAAGTGGTTAGAAAACAAAGAGTGGAATCTTAAAAAAGATTACAAAGATAAGTATGGTGATATAAAGCCTGATTATACTACTGACAGTTTATGGCGTGCAAGCTTTTTATTATAGGAGTTAGATAATGATTTATGTTTATGCTGATGGTGCAGATTATAATGGCATCATGGACGCTGCGATGAATAAAGAAATCAAGGGATTTACAACGAATCCAACCTTGATGAAGGCAGCAGGAATTACAGACTTTTCAAATTTTGCGCATAATATAATTCCCCGACTTAAAGATATTAGACCAGACACAAACATTAGCCTTGAAGTTTTTGCCGACGAAAAGGAAGAGATGCGTCGTCAAGCTAAGATTATTACTGGTTGGGGTGATAAGTTCGAGTATAAAGTTTACGTTAAAATTCCTGTAATGAATACTCAGGGAGTTTACAACTACGACCTTATCAAGGAATTGCTTGGCGAAGGTATCAATGTTAATGTTACTGCTGTATTCAATAAGTATCAGACTGCAGGTATTTTAGAAAATTTAGAAAAGAAAACGGGATCGCTTATTATTTCTGTTTTCGCTGGTCGAATTGCTGATACTCTTCGTGATCCTGAAAAGGTTATGGTTGATTGTATGTATCAAGATCGCGATCGTAAAGCAAAATTTCTTTGGGCTTCGTGTAGAGAAGTGTTTAACTATACTCAGGCATATCGTACAGGCTGTGATATCATAACTATGACCCCTGATCAAATTAAGAAGTTTAGCCTACGTAATAAGGATCTTGAACAATATTCAAAAGAAACTGTTCAAATGTTTTATAATGATGCACAAAAGTCAGGGTTTGTATTATGATTGGATTTGAAGAAAACGAAATTTCTAAAAATGCTAATGGCGGAACTGAGTTAGCGAAACGTAGACTGGCTGAACTAATTGATCAAGATCTTTTGAAAGATTTTCAAATAATTTGTTCTCGCCAAAGAACATACGAACCAGATAAGATTAGAGTTTTTTGGTGTCATGATTTGCCAGAAGATCCTGAGTCTGCTAAGTTTAAAGAGCAAGAATTTCAAAATAATATTCACAAGTATGTTTTTATTTCTAACTGGCAGTTTCAACGATATCAATTATTTCATAATGTAAAGTACGATGCTAAGTCTGACGTAATTGAATCAGGTATTGAACCAGCCCCAGCTTCTGCCTTAATTAAGCCTGACGATGGTAAAATCCATATCGCTTATACTTCTACTCCACAACGTGGTTTATCTATTCTCGTACCTGTTTTCAAGTTCCTTGCTGAAAAGTATCCGAATATTCATCTGCATGTTTTTTCTAGCTTTAAAATTTACGGCTGGGATAAAATGGATGAACAATACGAAGGGTTGTACAATGAAATTCGCAACCATCCGCAAATGACATATCATGGATTCGTTCCTAATGCTGAGCTGAAGGAACAATTGAATAAGTTTCATATTTTTGCATATCCTTCTATCTGGTTGGAAACTAGCTGTCGTGCTATGCTAGAAGCTATGTCTGCTGGATTAGTTTGCGTTCATCCTAGTTTCGGCGCGTTGCCCGAAACTTCAGGCGGTTTGAACGTTATGTATCGCGGCGATTTTAATGATCAAAATTATCATTCTAATATTTTTGTACAGTATCTAGATGCAGCAATTCGTTTAGTTCAAAGCGAAGATTGTAAAAATATTATCGCGTTTAATAAGACGTTCGTTGATGGTAGGTATAATATCAAGAGAATTGTTAGTCAGTGGGAAGTAATTTTAAAAGAACTTAAGCAAACATATCCTACTGTTGAAAGTCGTAAGGCAAAAAAGGAAATGTTAATCTACAGGACTGATAGATGATTATATCAAAAACGCCACTTCGTATTAGTTTCTTTAGCGGCGGTAGTGATATGCCTTCCTTTTTTCTTAGGGAAAAAGGCGCTGCGCTTTCTGTTACAATCGACAAATATATTTACGTTATTGCGCATAAAACGCCATATCATGGTATTAAAACCATGTATGATACAATAGAACAAAACGTTGATATTGAAACTATGCAACATGCGATTACTAGAGAAAGTTTAAAGCATTTCAATATTTCAAACGATATTACTATAGCATCAATATCAGATATACTTTCAAGGGGTTCTGGTCTAGGATCTTCCTCAGCTTTTACAGTTGGTTTGCTTAACTGTTTGGCTAAAGGAGAACATACTAGAGAACGTCTTGCACAAACTGCTTACAACGTTGAAAGAACCATGTGCGGATTTCCTGTTGGTAAGCAGGATCAATATGCCGCATCATATGGCGGCTTTAATTTATTTCAATTTGAAACGGATGATGTTGTTACAGTTAAGCCTGTAGTACATAATGATGATAATTGGGAAAAGTTACAAGAAAATCTTTTATTAGTATACAGCGGCAGAGGTAGATCGGCTAATAGTATATTACAAAAGCAAGCAGCTGCTATGTCTGACGCTGATAAGTTTAAGTTGGTACAACGCAATAGAGATAGAGCTTATGTTGGCGCTAACTTTTTTGCTGCTGGGCTGATCGATGATTTCGGTTCGCTGTTTCATGATGCTTGGATGGACAAGAAAGGATTGGCTAAAGATATAACCAATGACTATTTCGATGTTGTATATGATAAGGCATTGAAAGCAGGAGCTATCGGCGGTAAACTTTTAGGTGCTGGCGGCGGAGGTTTCTTTTTATTTTATGTTAAACCTCAACATAAAGAAAAGGTTATACATACAATAACAAAAGACACAGAGTGTAAAGCGTATGATTTTAAATTTGTAGAACAAGGCTCTACAATAGTATCAATATGTTAAAATGCTTGACTATAATTAAAAAGTATAGTATTATAAATATGAGGGTTAATTACATTAAAAGAAATGGGAATGAATAACAGTAATAACATAGTTTTATTTCCTAAAGTTTATAATGGCCCAAAAGAGGTTATTAGTTTAGAAGATATTGATAAAAAAATAGATTATATGAAACACTTTCATATACAAGAAACGATAGCTAATTTAGCCCCAATTATTTTCAATCATTTAGATATTTCGGGATTTACTTTTGCTGATGAAGATTCAGATGATTCTGAATCTTTAAAAGATGGCGCTTTCTTAATTGAATCTTTAAGATCAATAATGTGTAAATACTACGGAATATATCATCCGTTTCAAAAACTTTCCGAAGAAGTTTTTTATCCAGATCCAAACGAACCAGAAACGTTAAAAGTTGTAGATTTTTTAAACATTAAACTTAAAGAAGAATCAACTGAAACTTAAAAATAGGTGATATTGTGATTATTGTAGACCTGAATCAGGTTATGCTTTCTAATCTTCTTATGCAACTAGGCAATCATACTAACGCACAGATCGAAGAAAATATGGTTCGCCATATGATTTTAAATTCTCTTCGTTCATATCGTGTTAAGTTTGGTCAAGAATACGGCGAACTTGTTATTGCTTGCGATAATACAAACTACTGGCGTCGTAAAATGTTCCCTTACTATAAGGCGAACCGAAAGAAGTCGCAGGAGGCATCAGACCTCGATTGGCGAGCTATCTTTGAATGCTTGAATAAGATTCGCGCCGAACTTAAAGAGTTTTTTCCATATAGAGTTGTTGATATTGAGTCAGCCGAAGCGGATGATATCATTGGCACGCTTGTAACTTCTATGAGCTTTAGGTCTGACTGCAGCGAGGTTCTTATTTTGTCAGGCGACAAGGACTTTATCCAACTACATAAGTATGGTAATGTCAAGCAGTATGATCCTGTTCGTAAAAAGTGGATTACTCATGATAATCCTGAGCAGTATCTAAAGGAACATATCCTAAAGGGCGATGCTGGCGATGGTGTTCCTAATATCCTTTCTTCAGATAATTGTTTTGTTGTTGGAGAACGTCAGCGTCCTCTAACTGCTAAAAAAATGGAACATTATCTAAAGCTAACACCGAGCGAAATGGAAACAGCGATCGCTCGTAACTACATGCGCAATAAGCAGCTTATTGACCTTGACGAAACTCCAGAAGAAATTCGTGTTAAGGTTATGGAATCTTATCAAGCGCAGGAAAACAAAGACCGTTCGAAGTTGATGAATTATTTCATCGCTAACAAACTTCGTAATCTTACCGAGCATATTTCTGAGTTCTAGCTTTTTCTAATTTTTTACAGGTGTATCCTTTGCTTTTACCACCAGACATATTTCCAGGACTAAGGTTATGAGATCTACAAAACTCAGACATATTTTCTATTATTTCTACTTTGCCGCACGGATGTGTAACTTGCCAGTGGTAGGTGGTAAGCGGTCTGTTTTCAAGATTTTTGATAGCGTAAGGCTTTGGCAATCCTTTGTGCGTCTTAGATCTAGATTCACGAAGTTCTTGGGCTTTTTCTTCACCGAAAATTTCCTCGTAGCTTTTTCCTTTTCTAGAACCAACGAAGCATCTACGAGCAACAGAATATTCGAGACTAGAATATGAGCGGTTCATTTTCTTATTACTACGTGTCATTGACCAAAATGCATAGCACATCTTCTTTCGGTTTTCTCCGAAAGTCATTTTTGTCAGAAGCCAATGACATACAAAATGTTCCTTTGGAGTAAGGCAAACGATGTTTTCTTTTCGATTGCTTCCTCCTAGTGATTTAGGTATTATATGATGGTTCTCCGCTACTTCTACGTTTGTACGGGGCTTGTTGATAATAGCAAAGTACCATTTGGTATATTTGTTGAACAGAAACATAAAAACCTCTATAAATAGATATAGAGTTATTTATAAATTGGAGAATTCTAAATGGTAATCGGAATGGCTGAGTTCCTAGAAAAAGTTGGTAAACTTAAAAGAACTCAAGAAAAAATTGATGAATTAAGAGTAAA